ATATATTTTGGTAAATCATCAGGATTATCAGGTACAGGATTAGGTGTATATCTTGGTGCTTGTGCCATATTATTAAACCTTTAAATTTTTTTTAAATCTTCTTTTAAATCGTTCTGCTGCTGAACCCTTTTCACCATATATTGTTACTTTATCCCTGTAACCTTTAGGTAAAATTTTAGCTGCTGATTTTATATCCCAATCTCCTAGCGAACCTACCCTTACATTCGTTTCATCAAGTTCTTTATATCTATTTGGATTTAATATTTTTTTACCTGTTTTATCTCTAATTTTTCTTTTATATAGTGCAGGTATTATCTCCTTGTGTCCTCTTGGTCCGAACCAAATTTTGACAGGTATTTCTTTGTTACCTTGTAATAAATTTGCCACTTGTGTTCTATGTCTACCCTCATGTGCAGATACTTTTAAAGCTCCACCTTTATCTATGTTTACCCATAATTCTGGCATATCTATTTCTTTTCCTTTTTTCATTTTATTGATTAAGCGTTTTGCTTTGCTTCTTCTATATAATTTTGGAACAAGACTCATAAATTGTTTAGGTGTCATATATCTTACAAAACTAGCAATCTCCCCTGCACTTAATGTTCCTGACGATTTGACAAATTTTGGTGTTATTGCTTTGCTCCCACCTCTTTGTAAAGTATTTGTTATCCCACTACTAATAGCTTTTCCATATCCTTTTGCTAATGCCTGTCCTACTTTTGTACCAACTAATCCAACAGGTATCATGGTTAAGCCAATGTTGGTTAGCCATGTTTTAGCCATTTCATTAGCTTGTTTCATTTCTTGTTTTGTAGGTGCGTTGGCTCTACTTTTTGCTCTACCTGCTGCTGTAGAACTTTGTTTCATTACATCTTGTAACCATTTTGGAGTTGCCATTATCTTTCTCCTAATACCTCATATTCTAAATCATAACCATTAAGTTCAAATGTAGTTGCAGATGTATGTTGAAACTTAATTGCTATATACTTTCCTGTGCTTCTAGCATCTACTTTATTCTGTGAGTTAGGATTAAAACTTTGTGATGCTGTATAAGTATAAGTAGCATTAGGCGACATAGCACTTCCTATAGATATATTGACAGAACCTGTACCTGCTGCTCTAGGAGTTACTTTTCTTACAGATTTAACTGTATTTGTATTACCATCTAAAGTCAGTCCTTTTCTCTCTAAAGTCATAGTAAAGTTAGAACCTGCAAAATCAAATCCATTATCTGCTCTATAAAACTTAGTATCAGTTGTACCTGCCATTAATATAGAAGTTTCTGCTGGATTATAATTTCTTTCCCCCCATGATGTTGTAGTGCTGTAAGCAATCCAACTTTGTGATTGTCCTGACCAAACAGTTGAAGATGCACCAGGATTAACAATACCTGTTGCAATATGTAATATGTTAGGTAAATCTCTAAAACTAAATGCTTTGGTTTTATAATTCCAAATCAATGCTTTATCACAATAAGTTGAACCTACAGATGGATAACATACCCAAATTTCTGTTTTTTGTTTATTATGTAATGTAAATATATTCTTATAATTAGTGCTATCTAAATCATCAAATAAAGTTCTTTTAACTGTTCCTGTAGCTATTGATTCTTTAGATACTCCATTATGTACTATTAAATCACCTTCTGTTACAACAAAATGCCTACTATCAAATTCAACTACACAATTCCTTGATAAAACCCCTGTATCGTTAAATAGTTTTTGAAAACTAAATACAAGATTTCCACCAATATAATTCATTAACCATGTACTTTTTTCTTTATAAATGATAAATGATTTAGCCAATGATGTGCCATCTATTATTATATCGCCCTCATCCCCTATCTCATTTTGTCCTGCATCATTGGTAGCTGCTGCTGCCCATGTTGTAGGTAGGCTTGTTGTGGCATCAGACCATTTTACTCGGTTTGGATAATTTGTTCCTGATTCTGTAGTGTTTAATGCTATTGCATAATTACCATAAGGTCTTATAGATTTACAAAGTGGAGCATTAGCTAAATCAATAAATTTGCTTGTGCCTGTACTCCATATTTGAGGTTCATCTACTCCATTAGTAATTAATGGTAATCCATTAAATATTGAACCAACCCAGTTGCCTGTTCCTGTTAAACTGGTTGCGTAGTCGCCACCTGATGTTCTTGTTACATCTGTATTAGTTGAGCCATCAGTTCTATATATTTTTGCAGAACCTGCATAAAACCAATAGTTAGTAGCACCTGTTAAATTAATTAAAAAATAGGGAGCAACACTAGGAGCTGTAAATACATTATCATGTCCTAAAATCTTTTTTGCAGCATTATCCTCAAACCTAACATTTTCTGTATGTGAAAAAATTTCATTAGGTAATGCAGTAGGATTTATATCCTTTGCCATTCCTTGTGGTGGACCTGATTGAAATACTGGCATTAAGCTGTCCTTTTCCACATATATACAACTATGTATGGTTGAACATTATTATGTGCTGAACCACCACCAGTAGAACTAGTTGCACTTGTAGCTGCATCATAGTTACCTGCTGTATTGACACCTGACACTCCTGAACCACCTGTTAGCCAGGTTGAATTATGTGTATGGGCAGGTATTTCTGATGTGGTTAATGTGTGTGTTTTTGCACCACCAGTTTCTTCTGCTGCATCAAAATCAGTATCCCCTGAATCTATACCAACCATTACACGACCAGCTCCAAAAACTGCCCATGTACCAAAACCTAATAAAGTTCCAGGATTTGTTGATACTGAAGCATTAATATAAATAGAGCCTACAGGATAAACTGCTTGTAAAGTTGCAACTGTATTACCACCAACTGATAATGTTCCTGTCATTGTAAAGTTTCTAACACCAGTAATATCAACATTAGCATCTGCTGTTACAGCTTTAGACGCTTGTGCTGTTCCTAGTGTTGTTACATCTACATAATTTAATTCTGTTGTAGTAGCTGTTACCCCATCTATAAGATTGAGTTCTGTATGAGTTGCAGTTACAGCTCCACTTACATTAGGAAATGTCGCCTTTACTGTTGATTTAATTAATCTTAAATGGTCATCACCCTCATTAACAGCATCACCTGCTGCTGGGTTTGAACTATTTAGACTATCTATATATGTTCCTGATTCTAATCCCATTTTTTACTCCTAACTCTTGGGGTTGTTGTCTTTAACTGATTTAATATGTAAATACCATTCACCTGTTTTTGCATCTGCACCTAATTTCCCAGCATCAATATCTCTATAAAGCATATCTAATTGGTCGCCTAAAGCTCCATAGGTAGTCTTTGTTTGTTGATTGCTGGACTCATTATAGTAACCTGATGTTCTATAGATTTTATATCTTCTTGCAACAGTATTAGCGTCCATAGTTTCTCTATGGGTTTTTTCTGCATTAGTTTCATCTCTTTCTGTTACACCACTATTATTGCTTACTAAAACTTTAGCCATGATTAACTCCTTACAACTCCATAAACTGTCAGACAAACTTTATAAGCACCACCACCACCAAATATTAATTTAAAGCCATTCATTGAATTAGCTCCTGCATCATCATAATGCCCACCCCCATGTACTGCTCTATGGTAATTAGAATGGTCTTTACCATTTATGCTTAATGTTATTTGAGCTTTTACAGCTCCTTCTGAATCTGTTGAATCACTATCCCATCTACCCCCTCTACCATTATGAAAATATATAAAACCTGAAACAGGATTAGCATCACCACCTTTCAAATCATCAAATATTCTTGGGTCAGATTCATTATTAGAACTTAGCTGTCTATCTGTTCCATTACTATCTATTCCATTTAATGCTACTCTATAACCACCACCTGTTATTGCACTTCCATCATCTAAAAATTGAAACTCTACATCTCCATCTCCAGCAAGTGAAATACCATGAATAAGAACATAATAATTATCATAATCACTATCAAAGCCTGTGTATTCATAAGAGGCGTATGGACTAGAGGAATTATAATTATTGACTGCTGTAAGAACTGCAAGTCCACCACCACCACCACCTGCTGCTGCCCATTTAACACCTGTGGTTTCTGATGAATCTGCTGTTAATACTTGGTCATTACTTCCAACAGCTAGTGCTTGTGGATTTCCTGAACCATCTCCTATTAAAATCTTTCCTTTGGTAGATAAATCAATAGCTGAAACTGCTGATGTACCATTTCCAATTAATACCCCATTGGCAGTTAAACTTGTTGCACCAGTACCACCACTACCAACAGCTAAAGTTGCTGATAATCCAGCAGCATTTCCTGATGTGTTTTGGTTTCCAGCACTATTAACTCCAGGTAAATCTATATTGCCAGTACCATCAAACGAGACTCCACCAATATTCCTAGCTGTTGCTAAAGCTGTTGCTGTAGCTGCATTGCCTGTGCATGAGCCTGACGAACCACTAGCATTACCAGTTAATGCTCCTATAAAACCTGTAGCTGTAATACTTCCAGTAGAAGGATTATAGGTACAGTTCCCATCAGATTCTAAACCAATGTTTCCACCATCAACATCGCCACCTGATGTGAAAACTAAAGCATTATCTTCATCTGTAGATTCATTATCGGTAATAGTAACAGTTGTAGCAACTGCTGCTGTTCCACTTGTATTTTGATTACCAGCAGTATTAACACCAGGAAGATTAATATTTCCTGTACCATCAAAACTGACCCCACCTATGTTTCTAGCAGTTTGTAAAGCTGTAGCTGTAGCTGCGTTTCCAGTACAAGAACCTGATGAGCCACTTGCGTTTCCTGTTAAAGCACCAATAAATCCTGTTGCAGTAATACTTCCTGTGCTTGGGTTATAAGTACAGTTTCCATCAGACTCAAGTCCGAGATTACCACCATCTACATCTCCACCTGAAGTAAAGACAAGTGCGTTATCCTCGTCAGTAGATTCGTTGTCAGTAATAGTTACTGTTGTTGCTACTGCTGCTGTTCCACTTGTGTCTTGATTTCCTGCTGTGTTTACACCAGGTAGGTTTATATTACCTGTTCCATCAAAACTGACCCCACCTATATTTCGTGCTGTTTCTAAAGCTGTTGCAGTTGCTGCATTTCCAGTACAACTACCTGAACTTCCTGATGTATTCCCTGTTACATTTCCTGTTATATTTCCTGAAAATGTACCTGATAATACATCTGTATTTGAATTAAATGTTAAACCACTTGCTGTCTTTGGTCCTAAATCTCCAGTTGCTGCTGTTACAAATAAAGGAAAACAACTTGTGTCAGTAGATTCATCTGCTACTGTAATTGCTGTTGGGGTTGTAGCTGGTACTGCTGCCCATTTTATTCCTGTTGCTTCACTACTATCAGCAGTTAATACATGATTATTAGAACCTACTGCTAAAGCTGATGGATTGCCACTTCCATCACCTATTAAAATCTTACCTTTTGTAGATAAATCTACAGCAGTTACAGCAGAAGTTCCATTTCCTATAAGAACTCCATTAGCAGTTAAAGTTGATGCTCCTGTTCCACCATGAGCTACTCCTATATCTGTAGCTTCCCAAGTACCTGATGATATAGTTCCTGTTGTAACGATTGAACTAGAACCAGCTACTGGTGAAAAATAAGTTTTCATGGTGTCCATTCCAACTTTCTTTAAAGTTCCACCATCTGAATATAACAATTCATCAGCATCTGCTAAACCTGATGTAATCTCAGTTTGCCCTGAAATTACATTATCATTTAACATACTACCTTCTACAGCATCTGCTTGTATGGTTGCAGCACCATTAGTTGCTATAGCTATATCGCCTGAAATAACAACTGGATTAAAATTAGTTCCATCTGCAATTAAAGCTGCACCACTTGTATTGGTTGCCATAAACAGGTCATCACCTGATATGGTTACATCTCCTGAAATAGTAGCATCACCACTAACTGTTAAACTTCCACTAGATGTTAAACTTGTAGCTGTTACAGCAGGTAAATTAGCTGCAATATTTGATAAAGTAACACCATAGTTAGCACTATCGTATGCTATTGCAAATACTGATGCACTATTGGGTGTACTTGTAGTTGTTAAATCTGAAAATTTCTTTGTTGCCATTTATTGTACTGTCCAAGTTGTTGTTGCTACTGTTGGGATATCTTGCCAATCATCAGGTGCTATTGATTTATTATCTTCTTGTTGAAAGATGACACCATCTTCATCTGCTAACAAATAGATATTATCTTCGGTTTCAAAATAACCTTGTGATACATCACTTATATTAGTCCAAGAAGTTGAACTTGTACTTACTCCTGTCCATGTAGTCATTAATAAGCACCATAATCAATTCTAGTTGTAGGTGCTACTCCTGAATGTCTATCTCTTTCGTTAGTGGTAATTAAATCGTTTTTAGCTCTATCATAAAATCCTGCCCAAGTTTGAACTCTTTTATCATTATTTAAGTATGGTTCTGCTTCAACTAATGAACCATATAAATATAAATCAGGGTGATGTGTGAGCATATCATTTGTTGTATTAGAATCTGATAATGCAGTAAAATACTTATAATAAAGCATTTCAATTTCATAAACAGCATCAGGAATAGGTCTTAATTGAAAAGTATTTCCCATAATTGAATATGCTTTAGGTTTTCCTGTAGTGCTACCTGCTCTAACTCTATCCATTTGTTCAGGAGTTAAATATTCTAAAGCTGTTTTTGTATCTGTATTAAGCTGTATATTACGCATAGCAACATAATTATCAGGAAGTGTATAAAATTCTGTATCTGCAATCGTGTTTGCAGTAACACGAGTTTCCATTCTTCTTATTTTAAAATCTCGTCTGTGCCTAGCTTCTGCTAGTGCTATAAATTCAGGTATTCTATCAGTTAAATCTGACCTATCTAACCAATTAGCTACTGCTGTTTTTAATTCTGAAAATGTTGATATTGCCATTTTTATTTCCTAAAATCTTTTTGTAAATGAAATGCCTTTGGAATCTCTATCGAAATCAATATCTATAAAAGAATTTTCATCTATTGGTGTTCTATGTTTTAATCTAATATTTTTAGCAAAATTTTTAAATGTTTTTGCTTCATTTCTCCTGAAAGGTTGAACATCACTATATGTTGTACTACCAAAATCATTTCCTTTTGTTCTGTATATATCTGCATTTTTAAATTCAAAATTTGGCATTATAATATCCTCTTAGTTGTTTTTAAGTACCTATAATCAGCACTATTTAATAATTTTTTAACTCCTTCTTTATGGTCAGGATTAAAGACATCAACCCCAAATTTGTTCTTCCATTCATAATATACAGTCATAGGAATCCTTGCAGATAACCTTAACTCGTCTCTCATAAGATGGTCGTTTTCCTGTAAATTCTTATTAGAATCAACTAGAGGTTGAATGTCTTGTATATGTTCTATAGCGAACTCTTTTGTTGGTTCGTGAAAATGAAATATTTGATTGTTATCAATCTTTCTTTTCATTATTCACTTAGCTCGGCTACCCAAACATTAGCTGTACCACTTGCAATAATTGCTGCCAGTTTCATGCCACCATCAACTTTAAAAATTAATGGTTCATTAGCTGGTAGTCTTATTGAACTAGCTGCTGCTGCTGTTGGGTTTGAACCAAACTCAACAAATACAGATGCAGTATCTGATGTTACCATCACATATTCTGTTTGAGCATTAAAAGCTGATGTCTGAGCAGAACTTGTGCTTACTGTTCTAACATGGTTCGCTGTTACTCTTTGTCCATAGCTCCAATTTGCCATTCTTATCTCCTAACTGTAAATGTTACATTCAATTTTTGTGTGCCAGTAGAGCCACCATCTGTAATCATCTCGATTGTTCCATCTTCTGCAACACTATTTGCTGCTGTAGGTTCTGCTGTGTCCACATCACCTGCTGCTGAACCTGAATGTGCTACTGTTATAGCACCACCAGTTACAGCAGTACCACCTATTTCAAATGTAATAGCAGCATTACCACCACTTATAGCTCCTTGTAGAGCAGTAGCAATTTTAATAATTTTACCACCATCAGGTACAGCTACAAATGTGCTTGATGCTGTTGATACATCAGCTATTTCTCCATATATAAAATAATCGTTTAATGTTCTCATTAAATTTCTCCTAAAAAATAACCCTCGTTCCGAAGCGATACCTTCTTCAAGGTCATTATTAATTTGGTATCAATAAAATTACCCTCTATGTGTGTAAACTCGCCCTTATGTCGTTAGTGCTATAGAGGGTAAAAAGTGGGGTGGGAAATAAACAAGGAGCAAAACCCACCCCTATTATATATATTCTGAGGGTATATATAATTTTTACTATGAAGTTGTTATGTCGGCAATAGTTGCTGAACTTGCTTCATTTTTAGCAACAAGTGTCCATTCTGCGATTAGTAATCGTTTCATAGCATCACCTGTTTTTGCTAGTTCTTGTGTTTGGAAAGGTCTTAAAAAAGCAGTAGACCACATTTCTGTTTCTACTAATAAAGCACTTCTTCCTGAAGAACGAAGTATTCTATCAGCTACTACTCTTACTTCTCCAAAGTCTGAAACATAAACATCAATAGTAGCCACTAAACTCCTATCTTCTGCCATGTCCATTCTTGTTGAGTTTCCAGTAAATCCAGAAACTTTTTGTTTATTAAAAGAGCCAACCAATAATAGGTCAGGATTTCCACCTTGGTCAAAACAGTTTTTCATTTCTGTTTTAAGTATAGTTTCAGTTAAAACTCTTTGAGTTCCATCTGTAACAGACCCTGATGAGTTTGAACCACCTGAACCATAAGTATTATTAGTAGTAGTCCAAGATTCAAAACCTCTTGAAGTACGAGCCGAAGCTCCATTCCCACTACCTGCACCTGCATTTACTTTACCAGTTTGAGCTAGTTCTATATCTCTTTTAAGTTCTTTTCCAGCTTTAGCTATTTGATAAGCTAATTCTGAATTAACACCTGCATGAATAACGCTTTCTTGTGTACCTGAAACCATAACAGGTTTGTATGAAATCTGTGTATAGTTGAGAACACGAGAAGTTGCTGACAATGCTGCACTAGGAGAATCATCTCCTTCTGCTTGGGCGTTAGCTGCTGCTGCTGCAAGAGAATCTGTTTGCCATTCATGTTTTGTAAAGGTAGCTGTTCCAGTACCTATACTTGACATAAAAGGAGTGTCTGTTGGAGTAATATTATAAATAATATTCGCCAAATCTTCTCTATTACCAGTAGCATCATAAGTTTCAAATGTGTTTGTTAATTGTGCCACTTGTATTACACCTCTATGTTAAAAGTTAGTATTTAAGACAACAGGGATTCAATGAGGTTTTTAGCATCATTTATATGTCCTGTTCTTTTTAGTCTTGCTCGTTGTTGCTTTACTTTCTCACTACTAATTTCGCCTTTAGATTGAGCAACACCAGGTTTTTGCATTTTAGGAACAACTTTTATTTTCTTTTTAGAAATTTTAGCATTTAAAAGATTTTCGTATAACATTGCTTTATGCAAAACCTCTATACTTCTTGCATCAATAAGCATATTAAGTTCTTGTTCGGTAAACCCTTTGCTTTCTGCATACTCTTTGACAGATTGTTTGACTTTTTGTCCTTTTTCAGGGTCTGCCCATTCAGGTATACGAACTATTAAGTCATCATAATTTGCTTGTTTTGCAGTTTCAAATGCTTTAAATTGTTCTTCCTGTTGCTTTTTAGCAACCTGGTCTTTTTCTTCTTTTAGAAGTCGTAAATTATCTTGAAATTCCCTATAAGCATCTCTTTTTGTCATATACTCCATAGGGTCATCTGACTTGAGTTTTTCCCAATCAACATTTTTAAACTCATTAAGTTTTTTTGTAGATTGATTGTTTAATTGTTCAAGTTGAGAAATGTATCGCTGTCTTTCTTGTTGAGTGGCAGCTAACTCTTGGTCAGCTTTTTGCCTTTGTTCTGCCAATACTTGACTTTTTCTTGTGTAATCAGCTTGTCTGCTATAACCTGCCTGAAGTTCCTCAAGTGTAACCTCTACATCTTTACCATCAACTTTGACAGTATATGTACTAGGTTCTTGTATTTCTTCTTCTTGGCTATCTTCAACTAAATCATCAACAGTTAATTCATCTGAATTTCCTATTGGTTCTTCAACTGATTCGGCATTTTCCATTGCCTGTTCAGAAGTATTTTCCTCTACTTCTGTTTGCACTTCTTGCTCTACAGGTTCTTCCGAAGCTGGAGCTTGTAATTGAGCCATAAGTGCTGCCTGTGCTGATGCTACATCAGTTACAGGAATACCTTTGTTTGTACTTTCTTGTACTGGAATATTATCTTGTGGAGTAGATTTGGTTATTTTTTTAGCCATTCTTCTTCTCCTTTCTTTCTTGCTCTAGTATTTTTCCATTTTCCATAGTGTTTACTAGAACTTGTTTGAATTTTAAAGCTGCAATTTGTTGATGATAGAGTGCTTCTCTTTCATTACTTTCTGTAGCTTTAGTTGAAATCCATTGTTGATAACCTTCATTCAATATCTGATTGAAAGCATTGATAACTAATGGATTTTCTAGGATAGTCTTTGCATCTTGACCATCTTTAATTTCCTGCTCTTTAGACATTTTCTTCTCCTATCTGTTTGATTCTATCCACTACATAAGTGGGTATAGTTCTTCGCCCAGCGAGATATCCTTTTATTTCATTGGCAGATATGCCAGTTTTTAAGAATAACTCATTGATTGAAATTCTGTATTTCAACATTAAGTTTTGTAATTCTGTATGCGTTATATCGGCTTTTATGTATTGCCTTTTAATGTGTTTTTCCTCTTAAATTGTCTTGCTGTTTCTTCATGTGCTATTGCCACAGCTTTAATAGCTGGGGTATTCTTTTCTAATTCTCTACATAAAACCTTGTCAAAAAACTTTGCACTTTCTACGCTTTCTTCTTTTTGTCTTTCTTTTTTGCTTGTTTTAATTTTTTTAACCCCTTTTTAGTATATGAATATTGTTCACCTTTATAAGTTGGCATTATAATAACCTCAATAATTCGTTGAATGAATCAGTTGCTAAAACAAAAACTACAATAGCTCCATAAGCTATGTACTTAAATCTAAATACTTCTACCTTTACATCTTTTAAGTCAGATTCAATGTGTGTTAAATGATTATTTTTAATATCACTAATATCTCTTTTAATCATTTCTATTTCAGTATTTAATTCATTTAGGTCTTTCATTTTTTTTCTCTAAAATTTTTTTTGCTATAGCTACTGATTGTCTTTGTGAGTAACCTTCTCTTTTTAATATTTTAATTTTATTAGAAAAAATCCTATTATATTCTGCTTTACTTTTAATCATTTCCAATCTTTACAGGTCGTTCTTGTGTTACCTCTAAAGCTAATTCTGCTTTAGTTAACTCAAGTTGTTGTTTTTTAATCTCTAGTTCTTGTTGCTTTATTGCAAGTTCCACAGTCGCCATATCCTTTTTTAATTTAAGTTCAGCAACAGATATTTGTGCATCTGTTTGTATTTTCTGTAACTCTACTTGTGATTTTTGTTGTTGTATTTTTTCATCAATAGATGGTTCTTTAGGTGGTTGTGGTGGCATTGTTTCAGGGTTAGAAACAAAAACATCAGGATTTTTATATCCAGTTTGTGTTATAAATTCACTTACAGCATTGTAAATATTTTGCTGAGTAACGATTGTTCCCATTCCACCATTTTCAATTAATTTTTGTATTATACTCATTACACTAGCCATGCTTGTTAGTTTCGTTTGTTGGCTACCACTACCTATACCAACATTTATAATACAATTTAATTTTTCTTTCCAGCGAGATACATCAATAGGAACAAATTTATTATTCAGATAAACAATTTTTTGCCTATCTTCATATCTTTGTACTAATTGATAAATACATCTAAATATATCTTTAACACCTGTTTCTGCAAAAATACGAGCAATTAATTCTACTCTTTGCATAGCAGATTCTGTTGCAGCACTTATAGCACCTGATGTTACATGAGATGTTAGGACATCAGGATTTAATCCTTGTGTCATTTTAGATACACCACTTCTTTCTTCCTTTACGCCATCTAAATATTGAACCATTTGAAATGCGTAAGGTTGTATCTGTGGAGTAGGCAATGCTTGTACTGCATTAGGACTTCTCATTCTAACAATACCACCAGGTCTTGATGTTAATAAATCATCTAACTCAACCTGTCCTGCTAAAACTGCATATCTAGCATTATTAGTTAAATACATATTATCAAGAAGATTCCTCATAATAGTAGATTTAATTAGCTGTATATCTTTAACAGTATCAGCAATACTCATTCCATAAAATTTATGTGGAATAGGTAAAGGACAAATAGTAGAAAATGGAACATAATCTATTTCTATATTTTCTAATATTACATTTCCACCTTTTGTAATTTTACGAAGTTCTGCTATACCATCATTATCATAGTCAATTCTTGTATAACACTCCTCAATCCAAACTTGTTTAGATGCACCAGTTCCTTCGTCAGGTGGTATCGAGTCATCATCATAACTAAATCTTGCTAATCTTTCTTGATTCCATTCTGCTTGTGTTTGTGAATAAGTAGGTAAATCATTTACTACTTTAGGGTCATAGCCTTCTAAAATTAAATCACTTACTGTTTTTTTTACTCTATGACAAATAAAAGGTGCAGTTTCTACATCAACTGCCCTTCTTGATATTAAAAATTCTTCAGGTGGAACTGATACAACTTTGACTTGCCCATATTTTTTAGTACATTTTGCTTTTACATCATGTTTAGATAATGCTGGAGATACTTCCATTCCTTCTTCATTTAAAACTGCTTCCTTTATTACTTCTTCAGTATGTTCTAATACTTCTAATTCATCATTTGCTAATATAGCTTGAAATTCAATTTCAGTTAAATTTGTGTAGGTTTCTGTCTTTATTTCTTCTTTTTCTTCCCAATAATGCTTTACGATACCTGTTTTACTGATTAAAGCATCTTTAAAGGCATCATATAGGACTTTAAACCCATTATTTTGCTTATTAAAAACATAATTTACATAATCTGTTGCCTGTTTTGCCATATCTATATCTTCAGGTCCTTGTGGCTCAAATTCAGCAACATTGTTATGTGTTGTAAAAATACGCATAAGGCTTGGCATAATATACTCAATAGTATCTCTTACATCTGTGGTTACTATTTCAGACCTGCCATCAATCTCATTTCCAAATTTTTCACCAAGATAATACTTCATAGAGTCCTCTCTTTGACTAGAGAGTTCACTATTCATGTGTCCTGTAGCTTGTTCTATTTCAGATGATAAGTGTGAAGCGAGTTCACTATTGGTCATTTTTTTCTTTTTTGCCACTATTTATAAATCCCAATTAGAAGAAGTCTGAAAATGAAACCTTATCTTTCATTTTTTCGATTTCGTTAGCATACTTTTCTGTATAAGGTGTTCTCTCATGAGCTGCGTCCATACTTGCCTTTAAAGCTTTTAAATTTTTATTTATAGTATGCTGTGTACCAGCTTTGCTTCCATTTTCTTTTAATTTTTCTCTAAATATATTCATTTTTTTATCTCCTAAACTATTGCGACATCAGGACCTAGTCTACCTTTAGCGTTCCATTTTGATGTTTCTGTTGTACTGTGTCTTAGACTCATAACTGCATATCGTGTTGCAGACATGATATCATCTTTTATTTTAACTACTTTACCATCTTTTCTATGATAGAGTCTAAATTCTTGAAACCAATCATACATGGTGTTAAAAACCTTAAACTTTCCCTGCTCCATACGAGTAAGCATTTCCATCAATCCTGCTTCTACAGAATTACCACCTTTTGTTTCTCCTAACGCAGGTGGATTCTCAAAATGAAAAGGTAACATATTGACACGAGCAGTCCTATACTGTTCTGCCAAAGTTATTCCACTTCCTTTATCATGTTGGTAGCCATCATGTGGAAATGCTATAGGAATATAATGACTTCCCTCTCGTTCATTAATGTGTGTTGCGTGATAATCAGGTGTTTGTTTAGACATTTTATAACAATCGTAAATATACACAATATCATCATCTCTATCCCATGCCACCCATACTACTGCTGTAGGGTGGTCATATCCAAAATCAAGACCTGCAATCCTAGAGAAATGTGGGGGAATTGTGAAAGGTTCACAGGTCAAACTATCTTCGGCTATAGGAAATACCAATCCTGAACCAATCATGGGTATACCTTTAGACCTTAATTCTCTTTCATGTGGTGGTAAAGCAGCAAGGATTTGCTCTTTCATATCCTCGGTTAAGTGTTCTGCATCTTCCCAACCTGCTGTTATCAATGCCTGTTTAGGTCGTAAATCAGTTGTAAAGTTCTGCACCACCTCAGTCATACCTGATTCAGGGGTAAAGGTCAAATAGACCATTCCTCGCCTGTCTAGTGTACGAGTTATACATTGTGAGTAGATTTCTTGTGATGGTTCTTCATCTAACCATACCAAATCTATACTCTCCCCCATAAATTTTTCAGCACCCATCTCGTATGCTTTGAAGGCACACCTAGACCAACCACCTGTTTTATGCTTCACCAATACTGATGAATGTGCGTTGGGTACTCCAGGTTTCCTAGTAGCTTCACCAATCAAGTGTTTAGGTATACTGCCTTTTCCTTTATCTCGTGGATTATCAGGTTGCCCAAATAATTCTCTTTGACAGATATCCCTCGTGGTTTCATTACTCGCACCACATACCCATGCCCTTATGGGTTTCGTAAATCTGTGTCCTTTCCACCATTTAGGGTATTCGCCAGTAAGATGAATCGACATTTCCATAGCTCCAACATAAGATTTCCCTACCCTGTTTGCTGCCATCAATAGTCTTTGATTAGCGTCTGCACCTGATTCGTGAAAAATTTGCTGAAATTTATAAGGTTTATAGTAATTGAGCCGATTTTCTTGTTGCCTTTTATCTAAAGTAGTAAGGATTTCCTTAATTCTTTCATTATTATTCATACTGTAGGCATAGTAATCCACTTCTAAGTATATGTTTTTTAAAAAAATAATCAACCCTTAACTGCCAATTTAAGCTCCTTATTTACCCTTTTTTAGCCTTTTTCTTAATTTTAGCAAGATAACATAAGGATTTACTAATAGACTTTATTTTTCCCACCATAGCGTGGATTAGAGGTCGCTGAATTTGAATTTGGAATATGGGGGTTGAACGCTTCGCTGGTGAAATGAAAATGGAATTAATTTTTTTTCATTGGTAAAAGTTTTTTATAATTAATTTTATTTTATTTTAATAATTAATTTTTTATTATGCAAAATTAATTTAAAAAGAAAGTATGTAGACATGATAGTTTATTTTTAAATGAATCATGTAACAAGTCATTTAAATTAATGTTAACAATTTACAATTAAATCAATGCTTCTAGTTATATTCTTTCTAATAAGAACAAGGCATTTATAATCTTTGGCGATTTTATTTTTTATTATAGGACTATAATTAAATTGTAATTGTATAAAGTCAAAATTAAAAATGTTAACAATAAAATTTAGACAAAAAAAAGGAGCTACTAACTTAATAGTAGCTCCTAGTTTTATTTATTTATTTTCGAAAGTTTCTGCAATATTCTTCATTGCTTAATCTTTCTTCTTCTAAGAAGTCTCTTTCAAAGCAAGTACCATGATGATAATTACTTTTTCCAATTCTTCTTTCTACTTTTTCAGAAGTTGTTTCACTTTCTTCTGTTTCTGTAGGCATTGTGCAGTTATCACCATCTAAAAACAAGTTAGGTTTTTTTGTTTCGTGCTGTTCCATAACTGTTTCAGATTCATTCTCCCAATCTGTTCCATTATGGTCACAGTAGAAATTAACCAAACTATGCTTCTTTGATTGATTGGCAATTGATACTCTACTCCCACAAGTGCCACATTTAAGAGTTATAGTTTTTGTTTTCTCAGTGATATTAGTGTGCATACCCTCTTGAGCGTTCCATTCTTTACTAAGTCTTTTAAATATTTCTGAGAAATATTTTTTAAATTCCTTAGTGTGATATGTATGACACTTTCTTGTTCCTTTGCCTGATTTGATTTCTTGTTTAAAATCAATCATACATTCTTCAAACGCTTCACCATGATTACCTGAATTATTTATTAATAAATGTCCGAGTTCATGGATTGCTACTGCTGAAGTATCTTCAAAAGATGTAGGATTATAAAGTATAGTTTTTTTGTCATCATATAAAACATTTTTTCTGATAACAATATGCTCTACTTGATTTCCTTGTTTATCATCAAAGTTACCTTTGTCCCACGCTTTAGAATAATGAGTTCCTAAAACATTTTTATTTCTGATTGTAAATGCCACTCTTAATTTTGAAAGATTTGCTTCAGTATATTTGCCTGTGTCTTTCTGAACTTTGCGTAAACATTCAATCATTAACTTTTTCAAAACATTTAAATTATTTTCTTCTTTTAAAAACTCTTTATCTTGTTTTTTAAAGTCATTTTTACCTTTGTTAACATTTATTTTATTTTTATATCTCTCGACAGCTTTAATAAAATATTTGTCAAACTTCCCTGATTCAGTTCTAGGAGTTTTCCTTCTCAATATCTCATCACTAGTAGAAGCATTTCTAAACCAAATATTATAATCATCAACTGACTTCATCAATTCATGAAATTTAATAATTTGTTTTTCCATGCCTTTAGTTTTTTTGTTGAAATCAATTTCACCCATTTTACTTTTAATATTTTGGTCAAAAGTTTTTTTAGTGAACTTGTTTTCTATCAAAACACTTTCCATAACATTGAAAGATTTTTTATGGTTAGTGGTTTCACCTAGTTTATTGAAAGCGTAATACTTTGTATAAACTTTAGGATTTTTGTTTTTTCTTGACGATTGTCTCATTTTATTTGCTCCTGTTGTGAGAGGAGATTTATTTCTCCTCTCGGTTAAGTTTGTTACATTATGCAACATTTTTTCTCCTTGCTTCTTGCAAGTCGTTATACGCTTCCTTTTCGTTTCTGCTTACTCTTTCTTTTTCGTTGGCTAATTTAGTTTGATAACCTTCGACAAAATAACAGATACTATATTTTTCATATAGCTCTATGCTAGTAAGCCTAGTGTTCCAAAAAAGATAACGATTAAATGCTTCATCTTCTGAAGATAAACCACCTCTCTTTTCAGAAAGACTTATATGACTATCATTGCTTCTGCATGAATAAAGAAGGTCATTGATAATCTTCAAGTGTTTTTTGTTTAATGTTTTCATATTTTTTCTCCTATTTATTTATGAGATTATTTCCTAATCTCTATAAATAGTATAATGCCAAAATAGATAATATACAAGTGTCAATATGAAAAATGTTAACATTTTTTTATGTTTCATGTGAAACAAGTGTATAAGAATATCAATATATACTAATGAAAATAAATATATATATATATATAGTAAGAAAAAAAATTATAAAATATTCAAAATTTACTTGACACGCTTTCAGACGAGCTTAAATAGTCTTTTTTGCTGTTTTTATGTTTTGATGAATAGCATATCAAAAAACTTTTTTTTATTCCATTTTGATAGCAATTTGAAAGCCATCAAAAATCAATAACTTACAAAGATTTTTATTTTTATTTTTTTTTAAATGTCAATAGTAAATTTTAAATATTTTTTTTAATCAAATTTATTTTTCTTAGTCATTTTTAAAAATGTTAACAATAAAAATTTTGACAAAAAAAAAGAGCAGACCTTTTTTAATTTAGTCTGCTCTAATTTTAAAATTCCTTTTTTTAAAAGTCCTTGTCTCTACATTCTCCCTTCACTTTTGTATTTATCATATCTTCCACAATTTCCCTACATTCTTCTTCTGTAATTTTATAATCAATTTCTTCCAAAGGATAATCTCCTTCAGATACAATATCATAATCAGAAGGTGAAAAAGTATTCCTAATAGCTTCATCCATATCTATATTTGAAACTTTTTCATCTATTGTGTCATCTATAGTGTTAATGACATCTTCTGCAATTACTAATCTTTCATTTAGTCTTTTTATTTTTTCAGACATTCCGAAAGTTACAATTTTTAATATAAAGTCTAACATTAAATTTACCTGCTATTTAGAGGATAGCTCCTAGTTAATTAACTTCAAAATTGTATTATAACATATTTTACATTCTTTTAATATGTATTTTAAAAGTCATTTTTAAAATGTTAACATTTACCATTTTGACTATGATAAAAAAAAGGAGCTAATCTCTTAGCTCCCTTTCTCGTGGTGATGATAAACTAATTAATCAATTTAAATCATCTAGCAAATATTCTCCTACTTTAATTTTTGCTTCTGTTTCTTTTTTTGTTTCATTTAAAAACTTATTTCTATGCTTCCCTGTTGTAGTTGAATAGTTCCAAGTCTTATTATCTAGATAAGTGTCAGGAGTTCCAAATTTAAATCTAATAGCTATCAATGAATTGTAACTATATAATCTGAAACATTCTGAATCTTCTATGACAAAATAATTTGCTCCACTATCTATAACCTTCATATTTTTCACAAACCAATTAATATCTTTTTTCTCTTTTATTCTTTCTTTCATTATTTGTACCTCGTTTTATGTTAACATTTACTTTTTTGACTTTATTAAAGGGAGAGTCCATTCTCCCTGTCTGTAATTATATAGAACTTATATAATTCTCAACGACTTCATCAAAAATTATTCCCTTGATTTTTTCCTTCTCCTTTTTAACATCATCATCATCACTTCTATGATAATCTATGATGTCTCCATGACAATCATTAAGACCACTAACTACACTCATCATATAGTAAGTGTCAAAATTTACAGTCTCACCTTCACAACAAACGCCCACAGGAGCATTGAAGCATTGCATTTTACCTACATACCTATCATAGATTTCATCTTCCAACTCTTTATATGCAGCTGTCCAATCATCTATACGAGCATAAGTATATAAGTCGCTAACAGAATCAACTGTAAAATCATCAGCTTCTATATCTCCATTAATATAGAATTTGCAATAAGCTTTTAAAAAATCAGATTTTAACCATTTTTTCAAATGGTCTAATCTTCTTACTTTTTTACTTCTTTCCCAAATTTTCATAATTTCACCTCGATTAAATTTTATTAAAATTGTATTATAACATATTTTAAAATCTTTTAATAGTTTTTTAAAAAGTCATTTTATTTTTGTTAACATTTTCTGTTTTGACTTTATCACTCTATTTTGGAATTGCCCAAGTGCAGTTCTTCTGTTTCCAATATTTTTAATGCTTCTTTTATCGTTACCCTTTTCCCTGTTCTATAATCTATAGCAGTTTTTCTTATTGCTCTTGTTTCGTCTTTAGCTCCTTGAAAATTTACTCTAGTTTTATATTTGGTGTCTTGTCTCAGTTCTTTTCTTTTTTTGTCATCTCTTGCCATTCTTTTTTTATCTAATGGTTTGTGTTTTCTTAGTGCATTTTTTTGTCTTTGTTTTTTTCTATATTCTTCATCTGTCCAATATCTTATGGTTTCAGCACAAACAGGATAGAGTAAAGAAATTTTGGAATATGAATATCCATTTTCTCTTAATTCTCTAATTGAGTTTACATCTTCTTGGCTTAGTTTATATCTGTTATCTTTAATCATAATAATTGTATTATAACATATTTTAAAATCTTTTGGTATGGTTTTTATAATTTATTTTTTTTTGTTAACATTTTTATTTTTGACTTTAGTGGGATGATTACTTATGGAAGCCCCCCCTATTTGAAGTGATAATAATTTGTTAACATTTTTATTTTTGACTTTATGAATGGGAGCGTCCCTTCTCCCTTTGGGAAATGAAATTTTATAAAACCAATAGCAAACAAAATAATGGAATCAAAATTATGGCTAATAGTATATGTCTTTCATTTTCATTAATATTATTCCAATAAATATTCCAAGCGTATATTAAAACGCCTAGAGCAAACAAAAAAGTGAAAAAATAAATTTCTAGCATTTTATTTACCACCTACCAATTCTAAATTTTCAGGTTTTATGTCGCTAACTTGAACTACATAATATTTGGTGTCGCTTTCTTTGGCTTCTGATAATCTTTGAAGTGCATTTTTTAAATCAATAGCAACATCAAAATTTGGTATAGCTCTATTATCTGCTTCTATATAATAATATCCAAGTTCTGTTTTTTTAACAACTAGGTACATTATCTTTGGCTTATCTTCCACCCTATTCATTTTATCTCCTGTTTGTTAACATTATCTTTTTTGACTTTATCTACTATCCTTTCATAAGGTACTGCAATTTTTGTATGAATAAAACCACCTTGCATTGTTGAAATTGTATATTCATATGGACAAGTTTTTATCCAATCAAGAAAACCCTCTAAGTTTTTTACATGATTATTTTCCACTTTATATATCTCCTTGTTGATTTATTAATTTAAATTTCATTTACTTCTTCTATTGTAGCTCCATCACATTCATCTTCTTCTACATGAGGATTGAAACTATCTAAGTCGGCTTGTATTTTTTCCTGTGCTTCTTCTTCTGAATCTGCTCTTACTGTGCGAGTTTCATAAATTACATTTGATATCTTTACTTCATATTCAAACTCGCCTTCCTGTAAGCTCCTCTCATGACTAAGATGTTTTACTCTTTCTTTAGCTTCCATTAATTGACTTTGTGCTTCTATAAAGTCTTTATCTGCTTGTTGTTTGCTGACCGCAGTAGCTAATTGGTCTTTATCTGTATATCTCATTTTTTGTGTCTCCTGTTTTATTTTAAAATTGTATTATAACATATTTTAAAATCTTTTGGTATAGTTTTTAAAAGTCATTTTATTTTTGTTAACACTTTCTTTTTTGACTATGTGTGTATCCTATTCCTATATTTCTACTTGTTAATGTTTTGTTTTGTTTTTGGTGTCTGTAGAAGATTCAATGCCCTTAATATCTTCAACTAAATCAAGCAGAACAGTTAAAGCAAAAGTATATAAAACCTCAATGGCTTCAGATTTATTTTCTCGTGAACTGCTAACACTCCAATAAATGCTAGTTAAAACTTCTTTTAATAAGCCAACCATTGTACTTACTCCATGTGGATTAAATTTTTCCCAATCAACATCTGCAAGAAATTCTCTAACATCTTCTCTAACTATTTCTTCAATTTCTCTTGGTGTATATTTCTTCATATATTTTTTGCTCCTCATTGTTAATTTTCTTTTTGGTGTATAATTTCTTTATAACAATCACCGCAAACATTTCTTTTTTCTGTTTCTATTTTGGTGTACCATTCATTGCAATATTTACCACTATAAATATTATATCTTTGACACCTAGCAACAACCCTTCTTTCCCGCACATTCTTTTTCATTTTTCTTTTTACCACCTCATTTACTCTTGTTCGCTTTGTTTAATTCTGATAACAATAATCTTCTATCTCTTTTTGAACACATATTGCTCTTGATGTAATCTAAAGAACAGTTAAAAGCAAGTTTTGGTGTTATTGCTCCTCTCTTGGTGTTCGTTGCATAAGTAGATAAAACAACATTGTCTTTGGTATAAGTTTTATTAGAGTTTTTTCTATCTAATGTCATGCTATCCCAACAAACAACCCTATTGTCTTTTTGTTTAGTTCCAAACTCACATCTTGGAATAACCATTTTAAGTTTTTTATCATAATAATCCCTTCCTTGTTGTTTGTGCATTAAATTAATAATGTCTACCCAATCCACAAGAACTTTACCTAGTTTTTTTATTCTTGGTTTTCTCACAACCTTGCTTCCTTTTCCATACATTGCTTTATAATAACTTTCATTATGATATTTTCTATTTCTAGGATATCTTTTATTGTTTTCATCACAAAATATATATGAATATTCTTTCTCCATATTAACTCTCTTTTTAGCACTCTTTATTGTTCCCTTTGCTATCTGAATAATATTTCCTGATGTTATTTTAGTTATAGGAATCCATTTCCCATTCTCTTTAAATTGTGTATTTACAGGAACAAACCATTTTGTTTTATGTGCAATTTCTATTGCTAGTTGTACAGCTTTTGTTTGTCTTTTTGTTTTACCATTTCTGCTTAGACTCCTTCTTCTGTCAAAATAAATCATTTTGGTCAGCTTGTCTTTTTTTTCTAAAAATACTAATTTTTTCTTTCTGCCTTTTGACTTCCTTTTGTTTGGGCAAGAATCAAATGCTTCCTTGAAAAAATAATATTCTTCATCAAAGTTCCAATGTTTGTTTTGAAACTCAATATCTTTTTTGCTTAATTCTCCAACTGCTCTTTTATATAAGGTTTTATCTTTATAATCAAATAGAGATATATTTTCTTTAAGGGGGCATGAATGACCATATTTTCTATAAAATTTTCCTAGTTCTATTGTTTTAGACTTAATATAATTTTCTGCTCCTTTATAACCTTCTCTACCTTTTCTTTTTTTATTTTTCTCTCTCAATTCTGTCTCCTTATTTTGTTAACATTTACTTTTTTGACTTTACTTTAGGACATAGCGTATCTGCGTTCCTCATAATGAGTTCCTCATTCCACTCAATAGGATTACAATATAAATTTTCAACCTCTTTAACATATTCATTATTATTTAATGAATAATCGCTTATCCAAGAAATATCGGTTTTGTTATATTCATTATTAAAGACAATATATCCTAGTTGGTCATTAAACCAATTAGACCCTTTTTTATATATAACGATATAACCCATGTAATTAAATTTGAAAATATCTCTTTTATTAATAAATTCACCATCTATTGTGATTTTATGTTTTAAGCCATATTTTTTTAAGATTTCTTTAATTTTTGTATAAGTGTTTTTCATAAGCGTATTATAACATTTTTAAAACATAAATACAAGAAAATAAATATTTATTTTCAATCAATAAATAAGTGTTGTTGTTGCTGTATATTTGTTGGTAGGAATAGCGTTTTGCCATGCTTGTGTGTAAGTTATTGATTTATATAGATATTTTCCCCTTTATTTTGCCCTTAAAAAATTTTCCATGATATATTGTTCATCAAACTTGATTTTAGAGCCAAATTCGAGCTTACAGGAAGCGTTTTTTTTATTCATTAAGGATAGACTGTAATTCACTAGCTCACCGACTAGAAGTTTTGCATTTCCATTTGCAATAGCAATAATGTCTCACTAGTAAGATATTGTTGCCAACTAAAATTAGTGTGTCATTACAACCTATCCCATTACCCATTATGTTTGCTCGTAATTTTTTATTTTTTCTTCTAGTTCTTTCAACCTATCGTTTTTCTTTTTGTTGTAGTCTTTTTGATAAGCTAGTCTTACTTCTCTATTCTTTGTGTATCTTTCTTTTTGTTTTTTCAATCTTAGCTTTCTTTCTCTATCGCTTTCTTCGTTTCTTCTTTCTTTAAAACTATCTAGCAAAATCTTTTTTTCTTCTTCATTCAAAGAAGCATATCTGTTTCTTTGTTTTTCTTTTATTTTTTCTGCATTTTTTTTATAATAATCACTCCAATAACTCATTGCTCACTTCTCCTTTGTTAACATTTAATTTTTTGACTTTATACCTAGAAAGGCATATTGTCCTCTATGTTCTCCTTTTTCTTAAAACCATTGTCTTTTTTATCTTCTTTTTTATGTGTTATAAACTTCCTTCCTTCTTTTTCATTCAACCAAATAGAAATAGATTTTGGAGTAGCTCCTTCTCTTTCTATGTAATTGTTATTTTGAAAAATTGGATATCTTTTTCCTTCTGCTTCATATAACCTTTCGGCTTTGTCATACAACGCTTGTACTTCTTCTGCATATTTATCATTAATAAATAGGTTTTCAAAAATTGGCTTATCCATTTATGTCTCCTTTGTTGGTGTCGGTTTCATTGAGTTAAAATATTTTCTCGTTTCTTCAAACTCTCTTTTTAAGTGTTCTAACAAATAACACATTCTCCTGTATCTTCTGCTAGACCAATTTATATTTTTTTTGTTTCTTTTTATCATTTTTTACTCTATTATTTCGTATTTATAGGGTCGCCATTTCGTCTTATCTTCATCTTCCTTTGTTCGTTCACTTACAACATATCTCTCATAAAAGTCATCTATTGTAAATTCGTTTTCAGGGTGCTTCTCCATACTATCTTTCCATTCCTTAAGTTTTTCATCATCTATGTCAATGTCATAGTCTTTATAAGCTCTTATTTTATATGTTGTCATCTTCATTTACTCCTTTTTTTTATTAATCTATCATCAATCTTTTTATAATGCAAATTGTTTTTAAAGACATTAAAAAAAAGTTAACATTCTAATTTTTGACTTTGCTTTCATAAACAAGTTTAATAGCACTTTCTTTATCCCATTCTAATTTTTTAACTTCCTTTTCTAATTCTGTTATTGGAATTTTACCCAATAAAGCAAGAGAATATTCTTCCAACAACTCAATCATGTAAAAAATAAATTCTTGGTTAATTGGTATTTCATATATTTTGGTGTGGTTTTCTCCAAAATTTATCAAGTGGGTTTTTTTAACTCGGTGCGGCAATTCTTCTCCTTCAAAAAACATATTAGCTATCATTTGTTGACCGAATATTTGGGGCAACCACCTAAAATCAAAACTTTCTTTGCATGACTTGTTTGTTAATGTGCTTTTCACTTCCAAAATGGTGTCCATTTGGCTATTGAAACCATCGGGGGTGCTGCTTATGCTGATTGTTTCTTTTTCGTCTAAATTTAACCAATTTGGTATCAATAAAGACTCTTGTTGGCTGAGGACATATTTTGGCATATCTTTCTGCCACAATACCCATTCTGCGATTCCATGTTTTTCGTGCTTCAATCCATAGTTCACATATTTTTGTTGCCAAGAAGATATTTCGGTTGTCTCTCCTTTGGTGTCCATAAGACACATTTTTGCTCTTGGTACATAAGCACCAAAGCAATAGTTTCCAAACAAGCTACTGCGAAGGTTAAGATTTTTCACTTGCTTTTATTTCCTTTTTGTTTAGGTTTTTTACTTCTGCTACTGCTTTGGCTAGTTGTTCTTCTGTTGTGGTTTCAAACTCTCCAACTTCGTCTGCAAATTCCCATTTCCCTTCTTTTTTTACAACATCACTTTCTGAATAAAGCAGTCCACTCATTCCAACTAATTTTAATATTACCCTGTCTTTTGCTCTCTTTTCTGCCATAGCAACAAAATAAGCTGAAACTGTGTTTTTTGGACTTGCTTCTCCAAAACTGCACTCGTGCCTGTCATGTAAGCTCCCACTACATTTGATTACTGCTAGTCTTTTTTCAGAATTGATTTCTATTATTTCAAAATCTAAATTTTTTATTCCTTCTTTGAGTGCTACTTTTTCACAAGCACTATGAAGAACTACAGGGTTGTTGTGGCAACTCCAATAGTCTTTGTCTGTTAACCCATATTTTTTATTAAACGCTTCTTGTTCAGGCGTATAATTAAATTTTGACATCTTTTTCTCCTTGTTTTAAGAGAAGGGGGAAGATTGCTGTTTTTATGTAGAATACTACTCTTTCCCTTCTCCATGACTAAATCTAAATTGCAATTACTATGTCAGTCATAGTGTAATTACAGATTAACAATAATATAAATATTTACAGATTGCAAGTAAATTAGTAAAAAAATTATATTGACTTTATATTAATTATAGATAACTATGTATATGTATAATAATATATATATACACATATAGTTATAATTAACTATTAGTTATAAATAACTATAATAAGTAACAAGGAGTAAGAATGAAGGAAGAAGAATTTAAAAAATTCATGGGGGTTGTTGATGAAGCATACCCAAAACAAAGAAATCTAAACATCATTCAAAAGGGGTTTTTTTGGTTGGCTTTAAGAGACTATTCTCTTGAAGAATGTATCAAAGCATTTTCAATACACACACAACAAAGCGAATGGAAACCACAAGTTTGCGATATCATAAACAAGCTAAGTGATGATACTGAAATAAAAAAACTACTGCTTGATTTTTTTAATCGTAAAGAAATTAAAGATGAAACAGGGATTGAAGTATTTAGAATTATGGGGGGAGAAAGACTTAGAAGAACTTGTGAAAACGATTATGAAAAAATAGAAGAAAAGTTTGTTGAGCTTTACAAAAGCAAAAAAACAAAAGAAAAGTTTGAAGAACTGCCGAACAAGGTTAAACAAAAACTAATAGGAATAGAGGAGAAAGATGATGACAATAGTTAGAACAATAATTTATAAAGGTGGTTTAGAAAATAATTACGAGCCATACTACCAAGACACAACAACATTGAGTATGGAAGATTGGATTATCCAGCATAACGAAGATAGAGGAGCAGATATCAATGATAAGGATTGTCTTTTGCCTGAAACCTCAGCTTTATGGGAAGATGAAAATCAGTTTATAGTGCATGAAACCGAAATATAGGAGAAGAAAAGAAAATGAGAGTTATAGTTTATAAAATTGTAAGAGTAGATGACAATGATGAAGATTGGCATGACACAGCTATTCAATCAGCTACAGAAGATGTATCAGACTTTGACGCAGAAGAAATAGAAACTTTTGTTGAACAAAATTAAGAGGAGAAAGAGATGTATCCAATAGAGGAGAAAAACAAATGAGTAGAGAAGAATTTTTTAGTTGGTTAAACACTTGTCCAAGTCATAAATGGAACACCACCATTGATGAACATGGATATATAACTGTAGATTTTACAATAGATGAGGAAGAAGATGATTAAACTTGGTGATGAAATGCTTGAAAAGGCAGTACATAAAATATCAGAACTTGGTCAGGAACTCTCCATTCACGAATCGAATTATGAGAAATACACTCTTGAAATGAAGCACGAAAGAGATTTAGCTTTAATATCTTTACAAGACAAGCAAATGACACAAAAAGAAAAAGAAGCATGGGCAAACACACAACCCCAAGTTTGCCAATACATAAAAAAGATTTGTGAAGCAAAGAAACAATACATTGCTTTGCGACACAAAATTAAGTCTGCCGAACTATTTTGTGATTTATTTAGAACTCAATCTGCAAATATTCGTAGAGAGAAGAAATTTTATCAAGAGTTAAGTTAAACACAGGAGAAAATAATGGAAAAAACAAGCCAACAATTAAGAATCCTTAGAGAATTTTTAAAAGGTAGAAAACTAACTTTTAATAGTGCTAGGGATATTTCAGGTAGCAATTACCCAATAAAGAGAATATCTGAGTTGAAAGAAAATGGCTACCCAATTCAAGATACATGGGTAGAAAAGACAAATAAACCTAGATACAAAAAATATTGGATTGGAAAAGAAGATATTAAATCAATAATGTCTGGGTATAGTGTATTCCCTCTTTTCCTTGATGATGAGGAGTAGATTATGGGAAATATACTAGACGAATATTTTAAAGATGAAAAAGACTTAGAAAATTATGTTGAAAATTCCCTGAAAGAGCAAGACCAAGCAATAATGAGGTTGTCTAGGCAAAGGAAAATGGTGTCTAACGCTTTAGATAGTTTGTCTGCCCTTAAGGTAAATTATTCATCTTCTATCGGCAAAAAAGAGCATAGAGAAATAAATAGAGTTGTAGATAGGCTGAGAGAATGGCTACTAGATATAGACAAATTATTAGAAGTAATATAATATAAAAAAATACTTTATTTAGACTGTTCGGCATAAGTTTGTATACTTTCCTTGTGTCGAACTTTTTTTTATATATATAAAAATTGTTAACATTCAAAATTTTGACCTTATGAGCAAGAAACCCAATAAAGAAACCATTGAAGAATATAAGAAAGCAATCGAATATGGATGTGTGGTCTGTAGAAAAATGTATGGGGTAAAATCTTACGACACACAAATACATCATCTAAGGGGTGTTGGTACTGCCAATACAGGAGTCTCTTTAAAATCTAAATTATTCATTCCTTTGTGTGCAAAACATCATGTTTCCTCTAATGACGCTTTTCATGTAATGGGACAATTTTCGTGGGAAAATAAATTTGGTACACAATTAGAATTATTAGAGTATTATAATAATAATAAATAAATATGTTTTAATATAAGAGGGGTTAAACCATTTGGTGTAAGAAGTGAAAGCAGAACTATTAGCAAAACTAATGCCATCATCACTAGATATATCTGCCTTTGGTAGTAAAAACCACAATGCAATTACATCAGAAGATATTTTAATTAAATTATCTTATTCTAAATTAAGCGATAATGAATTAAATTTTATATTGGCTAAATTTTTGAATGATGATAAATCTCGTTCATCTGTTTATAAAGAATTAATTAAAGAAGTACATTATAAGTTCAAAAAGAAGGGGGAAAATCATTTGGTGTGCCGATATGTTGAGGTTGCAATTATGGAGTGTATTATGACGACCTGTCCATTTTGCAAAGGAACAGGATTCAATGTATTTAAAACATCAATAAGCAAATGTCCACATTGTAATGATGGTCAATTTATTTATGATGATGATGTAAGAGCAAATCTTATAGGAATAAAAAAAAATAAATTTATAAAAAATAAAAAGAAGTATGAAGATATAATACATTTATTAAGAGATATTGAAAACAATGCCTTATCTAAAATAGGCGATAATTAATGTTTTACTATAACTTTTTCTTCTTTTACAGGCTCTTGATTAGATTTTATTTCTTCTTGATAAAACTTTAATTTTGGTAATAATTCAGGACTACTGGCAATAAGAACTTTTAATTCATCTATTAATTCTTCATCAGATTTAGATTTTGTGTCATCAATGTTAACATTAATATTTTGACTATGAAAATTACCAAGTTCTAATAATAATTTAGCTGTGTTAAGTCTTACACTATCTTGTTCTGACGATAGTAAATCTTTCAAAACACTTATAGCAATGCCACTCGTATTAGCAATCCTTTCTTCATTTTTCTTTCTTATTTCAGTAGTAAATTTTTTACGCAAATATGCACCCATCTGTGCTGGTTTTGTATCTTTATTATATCCAGCTTTAATAGCCGATTGTGTAGCATTGCCTTGTGTATCTCCATCACAGAAATACTCAATAAACTTAGTTTCTTTTTCTATATCAGCTTTTTTCGGCATATGTTTTCCTCTTTAGTTTGTCTTTGGCTTTATCAACAACTAGACTTCCATCTAGCCATTTACCTACTAATTCTGCTATATCTTTATTAGGAGCAAATGAGATAGCTAAGTCTTGTCTTTCTTTAATCCATGTTTTATCTAATACTAGACTACCATCTATATCTGTGCCATCTTCATCACCTGATACATGAGATACGATTGTTATAGTTCTGTCATTTTCTTCAACAAGAAATCCAACTGAAACACAATCAGCTAGTTCTGATTTGAGTTCTGTAATATCTGTCCAACCATCTGTAGGGGTTATTGCATCTTCCCAATGTACTAAAACTAATTTTGCTTTCATTTGTATTTAAAAATATATTTACTCCATAAATAACTTCGTGCAATGCTCACCACCATAAATATCAAAGATAGATGAAACATCTCCCATATATTTATATGTATATCATACAAAGGAAATACTAATATTTGAATGATTACAGCAAGAATAAGTCCACTTCCTATATCTAATGTTCTATGTATTAGATGTTTTGTATTGGTCATTTTTTCTTTCTTATAAATTTTAAGTAGTCAGCTCCTTCTTGGACTTCCCAAAATATCTTAATAAAATCAGGGTGGGTATCAGGTAAATGAGTATTAAATACTGCTACTGCACAAGGCGACATCATCTTGTTTGGCATATTTAACATCTTGGCATAGTTGTCATATTTTTTATAACTTCCCACTTGAACACAATGCATGGTTATATTTGAATTAGCATCTTTAACAGGCATATAGCCACTAACATGAGTATGTCCTGCCATAAGTAGATGGTCTCTTGCATTAAATATTGCGTGTCTGACAATGCCATGTGCTGTATTGTAGATTGAATTACCTCTAAAATTATGAGAACAATTTACTCTAACATGGTGTTTGGGTAATTTTAATTTTACCCTTATGTTGTGTTGTGCGTATGTAGTCTTTAATGGTCTGCATATCCATCTAATAGGGTCGCCATCACCTGACCATACATCATGGTTTCCTGCAACTATAAATAACCAATCGGTATATTTAATAAGCCATTCTGTTAATTGCCATGCCTGTTCTGCTGTGGTCGATTGTTCTGCCCATAATCCTGCAAGTTTAGTTCTTCTTGCCCAATTATTTTGTAAATCACCTACATTACAAGCATACATTCCATCAGTTTTATTTGTTATATCTAAATGTTTAATAACACTTGGCATATCACAACCATCATCATCTATATGGGGGTCGCCCATAATATAAAGTCCGATAGGTTTATCATCTCTAACAGTTACATTTAAAAATTCTTCGTTCTTTTCTCGTTTTTCTTTTCTTTCAAAACTTTCTAATCTTAATTTAACTAATTCTTCTGTTGATATTTCTTCATCAGAAAAAGGATTTTCTACTTTATAATTTTTATCCTTCATTGATTTTTTAGGGTGAACAGTTCTAAATCCACAATCACGACATTGATATCTTTGAGGTAGACTTTGAGTGTTCCTTGCCTTTCCCCTTTTAATTAAATGAGTTGAACCACATTTTGGACATTGTAAAATGTTACCATCTTCGTCTCTTTGTTCTTCTATTATTTTAGTATAGTTCCCACCACTATTGAATATCGCCATTCTTTTCTAATTCCTTGATTAGATATTCCAAATACCACCTAGCTTTTTTTAAATCAGACAAGGGTGTTCCTTTATATGGAAATCTAGTTACATATTTAATAATATTTCCTCGAACATAATCCATATTCCATGAACGAATGTAACTTATAGTTTCTATTCCCTGTGTGTAATGGTCAGGGTGGTTAATATTGTCTTTGTTGTTCTTGCCTAATTTCATCTATCTTATCCAAAACTTGATTCCACTCAATAGGATTACAATCAATCCACTCAATACCACCATACAGGTAGTCATGTCTATTTTCAAGTTTTCCCTTTATGCTGAATTTAGCAAAAGGGTCAATGTTTCGGATTGCAGATATGATGTCCATTTCTCTAGGCGAGAACGCAACTGGACTACACATATTTAACTCCTCACTAATAACTCTACTGAAAGTAAAACTATTAATGCGATTATTAATAACTCAAACACAGATATATCAGGTTTAAGCCATTTGGTTTTTATTCTATAAAAAAACCAATTAAAAAATTCAGGTTTGAACATGATTAACACGCATAACAGGAGTGCGATTATGAGTGCTTCTTGTATCATTGTTGTAGAGGATTGTCAGACCTCGCTTTTATTTCATCAACTTTAGCTTTCAATACAGCTATTTCAGCTTTATTAATAGCTATATCTTGTTCTAAAGGTTTTATGTTTGGTGCTTTTTGAGCTTCTAATACTTCTACTCTTTGAATTAATTGTCCTTGATAAACAAATAATCCACCGAGAGTAATAACTAAACCAATAGCACCTGTAATTACTTTAATATCCACGAATTTCCTTCAAATGTTGTTCTGCTCTTATAACTTCATCAACAGCTTGTTGAACTTTTGCTTGATTATTATCCACCAAATCGTTATATAAAGTTTGATTCGCAGAATATATATTTCTAGTATCAATATATTTTCTTGTTTCATAATAATTCCCACCATCTATAATGGGTTGATTATTAAATATATCTTGATTTATATTGCTATAACTGTCAAGAATCTTGTTATTATTCATAGCTTTAGCTACTATAATCTGAGTAATTTTTAACTGCTCGTCTACAGATTTTATTTTCTGTGCAACTTTTTCAGCAATTTTGTCCACATTGATAGAAACCATGGTATTAGTTTCTCTTGTTTCGGCTGGTTGTTCTGTTCTTTCTTCACTTGTTTCGCTAGTTGATTCGTTGCTCCTGGAAACAGTATTTGTGGATTCAGTTTCTTCAGTTTCGGTGTTATTTTCTGTAGATACTCCTTCAGTTCCTGTGGACTCCTGTTCGTTACTTGCGATTCGCTGTCCACTCGTTTCCTCGATTTCAGTTTCTTCATTCTTAACTTCCATTGGAGTTTCGTTACTTTCTTCATAAACTTCTTCTACTAATTCTTCTGTTATTTCCTCTACAGGTTCTTCTACAACTGTTAATTCCTCTATTTCAGATAAAGGTTGTGTTTGTAAAACAGATAAAATAATTTCTTCTTCTATAAACTTTTCTTCTTCCCTTATCTCTATAATTTCAGGTAATACTTCTAATACAAATTCTTCTAATGTTATTTCTTCTACAAATAATTCTTCAAATGTTTCAGGTATTATTTCTTCTATTATTTCAACTACTTCTATTATTTCTTGAAATGTTGTATTTAATTCTGCTGTTTGTGTGGCAGTTAATACCTCATCATCATAGGTCATAGTAACCGATATATTATCTACATTAGGACCACCAAGAGTAGCAGGACTATTAGCATCAGACCCACTAATAAAAATATTTCCAATGTTAGAACCACTACCTGTATGCGAGAGAGTATCTGTGAAATCTTCGCCATTAATTCCTGTAACATCTGTTCTTTCCTGTGTTGTAGTAGCTAAAATATTACTATCAGAATCCCTAATTTGCAACCTTATTGTAAAGGTATCAGCACCACCTGAACCACCCCAACAACCTGATACTGCACATTCTCCATTCTGTACTTGAACGCTAGAGTTAAGAGTAATGCCATTATCAAGCATTTGTTGTGTTATGGAATTATTGGTAAGATTGAAAGATTGCTCAATACTGCCACTATCTCCAAACTCTAGGTCATGTCCACCTGGACAACAATCATTAATTCTTTGTGCGTTACCTGATAAAGTCCAACCAGTAGTTCCATTATTAAATGCACCATTGGTAATTAAATTTCCTGTAATTTGTTCTTCTGCAAATAATGCTAAAGGAAATAATAAACTAATCAGTATCTTTTTCATTTTCTAACATATGATTCCAAGTCATACTAGGTTTAGTGGATTGATTTACAATTTTATTCTTTCTTTTAGCTATCCATCTCTCTTTAGCTTTAGCTCCAATCAATCCTTCGATTGGGCAGGGTGTACCTGCGTTCCACATAGCTTCCCAAACATTTTGGTTCTGGCAGAGAAGGGAAATACTCGCTACGGACATACCAAGTTTTTTTAACAACTCAGCTTTTTTTCTTAATTCACATTCTTGGTCTATATAATAATTTCCTGCTGAGAAACTGAACCCTATCGTTGTCATGCCTAATGATAGTGGTATGACACAACTCCCTTGTCCATATACACTCATAGCAGGAGCTGATGAACTGTTTACAGCAGTTTTTTGATTGGTGCTGTTATTGGTTTCATTGTTCGTTGTTGTATTAGAAGATGAACCTGATTGATAGGTTGTTGATGACTCATATCCACCTGTGATTGCTGTGTTACTACCTGCATTATTGCTTTGTGTATTCGTGGTACTACCTGATGAGGTTACATCTCCCATAGCATCTACCATTCCTAGCAATAATATTAATGCTAAGATTAGCCAAGCTGATTCTTTTATTGTTTGCCACAACACTATAAATCTCCTTTAAAATCAATTACTTACGAGTTAAACTTCCACCAAAATATAACCCTATAATTGAGAAAATTGTGTGGGATTGTAAGCTGGTTATAAATATACCTGTACCCTCTTTCCATACTGTAGTTTCAAAAGATGAGCCAAATATCCACCAACCTGAACTTTGTTCTGTAACTACTTGATAAATAACAGTAACATCAGTAAAAATAGGTGCTATGATTGGTACTACAATAATACTAAATACACACATTAAAGCTATCCATCTTCTAGTATGTTTGGTATGAGGGTCTTTCACATCTCTAGCTTTATCGGTTTGTTTAGCTGCAAAGTTTGCCCTTGCCATTAACATTTTTTCTCTTTCAGCTTCAGCTTGTGATTTTTGTGCCATGATAGACATCACACCACCTAGTACAGTTGAGCCAAGCATTGAGATTAATTCCATTGGTATCATTGATATACTCCTGATGTATTTGTTGGTAATGCACCTACTGCTTGTCCTGTATATTCAACACCTGCTTGTCTTAATAATTCTAAATATCTTTTATATGCTCTTGGGTCTGCTATAGCTAATGCTCTTTCTTTAATTTTTGTTGCTTTAGCTGGTAGTTTTGTTTCTCTAGTAAAATCATTTGATATTTTTTTTATTGCTTCTCTACCAGCAGCAGTATTAACATTCGCCTGTGCAAGTAATGTTTGACCATATGGTTTTGCTAAAAATTTACTAATTTGCCACATCACACCCATAGAAACAGCAGTACCTAATGGACCACCTAATGAATATCCTAATATACCCATAGAGCCAATACCTATTGCACCTTTAGATAAAATAGCATTTCTTAATACAAAGTTATTAAGATTGGGTTCTTGTAATAAATAAGGCATTATATTAGTAACTCTATCAAAATTATTATAGATAGTATTACCTAATTGTTTCCCATGTGCTTCTATAAGTCTTTGTCGCATTAATGGAGTTTTTAGTTCTTTTTCTAATCCTTTTTTTAATGCTGCTGGTGCTTTACCTTCATTTATCATTGGAATTAAATAGTTTTTTTCTAATATGTCATCTATTTCTGAATTAACTAATGATTTGTATTCTTTTTCACCAATTAATGATTTAAAATATTGTTGGTCTGCTGGATTAGATTTTACCCAATATTTATTCATTACATCACCTATACTTCTTGATGTTCCTGTTGTAGGTAATAAAACATTTGGTATTACTGCACTTGCATCATCAGGCTGTAATTCTTTTTTTAATACTTTTGTTAGTTGGTTATCTCTACCCATAAAAGCTAATGCTTCTTTATTTAAGTTTACTTCTGCAACCATTGTTCCATACGAATTTTCTGCACGACCTAACATTTGACTTAAATCTTCACCAGTTGCACCTATTTGTCCTTTTAATCTTTCTTCTAAAGCTTTTTGTAAGCCTAATAATTTCGCTTTTGCGTGTTGGTTTTGTGCAGATAAATTTTGTCCTAAAGGTGCAGATGCTTTTATATCTTTGATTTTATCTCTTACATTTGAATATAATCTTAAATAATCTTTTCCTGTTATATCTCCCTTCCAACCCTTTACTTTCCAGCTTCTAATTCCTGAAAGTATAGATGGTATGATTGAACGCCTAATATAATTAACTGAATCAGCAGATATCCTAGATATATCTTTACCTATATAATATTTTGAATTTCTATTAGTTGCATTTAATCCTAAATAATCTGCTATTGAGCCAATATTTTCATTATCTTTTGTAAGTTTTTCTGTTAAATTAAATCTTTTAGTAGATTCTTCTGCTGCTTCTTTTGTTCCAGTATTTATTAAAGCATCATCAAATTCTTTATATGCCTTTTTTTTAGCATCTATTGCGTGTGATAATTTGTGTTGTATATTTTGTATTAGCGTAGTTCCTGAATTTGTTACTCCTCTACCTTCCCCAATAAGTTGTAAATTAGTATTTAAATTAGGGGATAAATCAGGATTTCTAATTATTTCTTCTTTGCCACCAACAGTTTTTCTCATTGTCCATATATTTGCAGCATCACTTTCTGCTAAATGTAACCCTGAAATTCCTGTAAATCCATCTTTATCTAAACCAGCATTTAATTTTTTTGTATCTCCAACTATTCTTGCTACTACTTTTTGTACTTGTTCTCTAAATCTTCCTCTTACTGGACCACCTATAATGGGTAAGACTCCTGATGATTGAAAATATGCTCTTACCATCTCTCCAGTAACTAATCCTAAATAAGGTGTTAACCCTTCTCTTTCAAAAGCACCTGCTACTTCATCAAGAACTTCTTTTTCTGCTTTAGCAGATAAACCACCACGAGTTACCAGTTTACCTAATAAACTTGTTTTTCTAGGCATATCTTTTTTTATTTTAGATAATTCTTTATCTCCTTTACTACCTAAATTTTTTATTTGCCTTGATGATAATTGTTGTCCACGACCAAGCATATTCCCTATTGCATTAGCTGCACCACCAAAAATTAAAGTACCAGCAAAGTCTGTAGCACCAGCTACCCCAACATCTCTAATTTTTTTATTCATTGGAGCTATAGGTAAATCAGGATTTAAAAGTTCTGCAAATTCTCTATATACAGCAGTAGCTGCACCACCACCAACACCAGCACCAACTGACATTCCACCAATGCCACCAGCAGCACCACCTATAGCACCTAATGTAGCACCAGTTATTCTCATTGTTGGTTCTGCCCAACCAGGTAAATCTGTTGGGTATTCATCTTCATTAATAATGCCTAAATCAATTCCCTTTTGTCTAACATTTTTATAATAGGTTTTTGCATTAATTCTACCTGCTTGTAATAAAGTAGAACCTGTTTTTTTGAATAAGTTAAATTCTTGATTTATACTGTCTTGTATCTTTTTTCTTTCTAAAGGTGTCATATTAATTTCCGAAATAATCTTCTAATTCATCTAAATCTTCAGGTGTAAATTCACCTGCAAATAAATCATCATTTGCATAAAATTCCTCTCTACCATATCCTGATTGTTCAAATGCACCTAATACAACATCTAGTCTATTTACCATGTGTTCTAAATCACCTAATTTTTGTGCATATTTTGTTTTATCACTTGCAGTACCTGCACCAGCTAAAAGGTTTTTAAACTGTTGAATTTGGTCGCCAAATATTTGTTTTAGTTTTGAGTATTTTGAATAAGCTAAATCATCTCCTTCTAATGCACCTATAGGCATAGTTTTTTGTATTTGTTCTAAAAGAAATTTAGATGGTCTACCTGAATATAAACTAGCACCTGTTGCTAATATATCTCTATTTAATTGCTCTCTAGCAGCTAATGCTCTATTAGATTCTAAATTTGACATACCAATAGCAGAACCAACTCTTGCTGCACCCATTTGTAAAGTATCCCAAGCACCAAACGCTTCAGGTATTAGAGCATCTTGTTTTTGTGATTCTACAGAATAAGTCCTAGGAGCTATTGATGGTGTTGATATTCCACCCATAGCTTTTATCATTTGTGCTGTTGCTGCTTTTGATTGATTTATTGTTCCAAGAATTTCTGTATCATCTTGTGGAGCAGATAATGCTCTATTAAATGCTTGTCCTGGTGTTTCAAAAGGATTTTGTTTTGAGCCTGTGTAAGTTGTTTCAGCAGCAATTCTAAATAAATCATTTATCCCTTTTGCTTCTTTATATTTTGACATTGATTCAGCAGTCAAGTTTCCATCTATTACTGCATCTAATAGATGTAATTTAGGATTTATAAAAGCTGCTACATCTTCCACATTAATACTTGATGGTATTTGTGGCTCTATCCTATTTCTATTTCTTTCATCTTCTTCAAAAAAACCTGAAAGTTGACTTCCTACACTTTGTATATCATCAAATAAACTCATATTATCTCCTAGCTTAAAAATCCTAAATGTTTATAAAATTCAGGGTCAAGCCAACCTACAGGTCGTTGACCTCGATATTCTTGCATTGGTGTCCTATTATTGAACCAACCTTGTCCAAAATTAGGGTCTATTCCTGCAAATCTATTATTTTGATTTGCCATCTGTCCTAAATAGTTTGCTAAACCAAACAGTTGAGCTGTTCTAGTTGCATCTACAGGAACATTTCCTACTACACTAGAATCTGTATATGTTTTTGTTAATTGACCTGTTTCAGGGTCTGTACGCATTGATGAAACATTAGGTTGTACTGTGGTTTCTGTAGCTTCACCTACTGTGCCAATTACTTCTCCTTTTGCATTATATATAGGTTCGCCAATATTTTGATTAGGTACATCAACTGTCCTAGTTCCACTTGCTAATTGTGAATCAGAATAAACCTGATATTCAGGGTCGCCTAATTTATATCCTAATTCCTTTGGGTGAACATATCTTTTTGAATCAGGGTCAAATATTTTTCTTACATACATTCCTTCATCACCAATATTAAATACTCTTTCTAGCCAGTTTCTATCTTCACCACCTATAAGCTCAAATTGATTTGGACCACTTTTTTGACCAAATCTTGGGTCATCTTGATTTGTATCTGCTTGTCCAGCTACACCAAAAGCGTATTGTGCATCTTCTAAAGAAAATTCAGGTTCTATCATTCTTGTAGCTTGTTCTTCAGCATCTTTAATTGCATTAAAAGCAATATTAAACCTATTCGTATCAATTTGTTCTAATTTCCATAATCTTGCTTCTTCTTCAAATTGAGGGTCAATTCTTGGGTCGACTTCAGAACTAGTTACTCCAATTTTATCTAATAAAGTACCTTCTCTATTAAAAATTTGCATTTGTTTTTTAAAATCTTCATATGATTCTTCGGTAATTCCTGATGTGGTACTATAAGTAGGATTTCCTTCTTCATCTACTCCTGTTTGAATAGGAACACTACTTACAGGTTTTAGACCTTTTTGGATATTTTCTCTATATGTTAATTCATTATTAACTACAGGAAATGAAGTACTAGCACCTGGTCTTGAAGATACATCTGTAACAAAGTTGCCTGTACGCAATCCTTGTCCTATATCAAAATAACCTTCAGGGGAAGCTGCGTATGCACCTGTTCCTAGAACACCTACCCCTATACCAGTCGGACTTCCTGCCCATTTAGCACTAGATAATAATCCACGCTTTGTTGCTTCTGCACCTGTACCTAGTCCTTGTCTTATTGTGGTTAAAAAGCCTTGAGTTGTTCCTTGTGGGTACATTTTACTACCAGCAGTAGGATTTAATGCGTTAAAACCTAATAAATTTGATTTTTGTCCTACTCCACCTCTCGTTAATGCAGGAATATTTCTTAAAATAGCTACTTGGTCAGCTTCACCTATTTGAACATTTATAACATTTCTGTTACTTACAACATCTTTACCACCTAGTTTTTGTGTTATATTGCCTTTATCTCTTACTTTTCTATAAGTTTCCATTATGTTACTAGCTGTTCTTCGATTAACACCTAGTTCTGACATAAGTTTAAAAACTCCTTGTTTAGAACCATATCTAGCTAATATTCCTCTAATTGCTGAATATCCTATTGGTACTAATGCTTGTAATGCCATAATTTATCTCCTAATCAAATAATCCTAATGCTGAACCTACGCCAACTGCTAAACCTATAGGACCTGCATATCGAGCTATATTTAATCCTGAAGAACCTAATATTGGTGCTAACGCATCTGAACCTATTGCACCATAAGTTCCTAAACCTGCTGCTGCACCACCTAATGCTCTTTGTCCAAAAGTTGGGTCTTGTCCTTGCATAGTTCCACTTCTTTCTCCATACCCAGTATTTCCACCAACAATACCACCATAACCTGCTAAAGTTTCATAAGGTCTTGCTTGTTGTGCTTCAAATCTTGCTCTTGCTTCATCAATAGCTTGTTGTTGTCTAGCTTGTTCTGCTAACCCAACCTGTCCTAGTGTTTCTGCTGGTACATTCATAGCTGCTAATGTTTGTGGAGCTAATGACATTGCTCTAGCTTGTTGTGTTAAAGCATTATTATAAGCATCACTATACATTCTTGATGTTACATCTCCAGCTTTCGTTAAATAATCTCCTATTACGCCTTGCTCCAATAAGGCTTGTCTGTCGCTATCAAGCTGTCCTGCTCCTGTAGCACTTCTTCTAGCTTGTTGAAGTAATCCTTGCGTTTGTGAGTAAAGAGGTCTTAACGCAGCTTCTGTTGCTCCTGCTAAATAAGGATTTGTTGCTAAATTCTGTGGTCCTGCTAATGAAAAATTCTGTGCATTAGCTAGATTTTGCGACATTAACGCTTGTGGTCCTAATGCGTTTAAAACTTGTAAGTTTTCAGCAGTTAATTGTTTTTCTGTCGGAAGTGCAAAAGTTCTTCCAGGATATACTTGTGGTCCACCTTGATTATATAATCTTTGTGCTTCACTATAAAGATTACTTAAATATGGCTGTTGCCCTTCCCAAGGGATAGACTTCATTGTTTGGCTTCCACCACCACTTCCTTTACTCATAATTTACCTCTAATGTAATGTTTGTAGTTCTTTTCCAAGAACTGTATATGTATTTTCATATCCAAATTTCTTTAATTTCTTTATAAATCCTTTTCTACAACAAGTTTCCATAGCTACGCAACCTTGTTCCTTTGCCCATTCTTCCAATGTAAATAATAATTGTTCTGACCAATTATCTAATTCTGTTCCACCACAAGTAACAATTCTACAGGTAGTTTTTCTTGGATATTGGACTATTTCTGTAGTTACTACAGAATGAATTTCTTTTTCTTTATTAAAAACTATCCAAAGTTGCATATCAGAACCTAATAATTTTTCATAAATATCATCTATATTCATTTCTTGTAAGCTCTTATCATTACCCATTTTTACATAGTCTTTACATTCATGCCAAACTTCATCAATTCTATCTGATGGAATACCTGATATAAAAATCATAACTTAACCCAACTACCTGCTGCGTTTCTAAAATAAATTCCTTCACCACTTCCAGGATTCCAATTAGAGCCATCAGCATAAACTATATCACCTTGTTTAATTCTATCAGGTGCTGCATTTTTAACCTCTATGTATTGGGTAGGGTTTTCTTGTAATGCTCCTTGTAATTTTAATAATTCTTCAAAGATATATTTTGGTAAATCATCAGGATTATCAGGTACAGGGTTTGGTGTATATCTTGGTGCTTGTGCCACTATCTTTCTCCCAATACC